AGCGTGGGGTGCATACTTACTGTCCTGTCCCTCTTACACAAGGCATGTTTGATGGTCTTGTTAGCTTTGCTTTTAACGTGGGTCTTGGAACATTACAGCGTTCAACGCTTCGTCAAAAGGTTCTTCGGGGCGATAAAGAAGGCGCGGCAGAGGAACTCTTAAAATATTGCATGGCTGGTGGAAAAGTCTTAAAAGGATTACAAAAGCGCCGCATTGATGAACGGGCTTTGTTTTTGTCGTGAAAAATAATATATCTTTATTCTTAAGAGGTGATTAAAATGGCATCAAGTAAGCCTGTTTGGGAAAAACAACGGCCAAAATCATTAGGTAAGCCTAAGCCTCTTTCGCCGCAGAAAAAGTCGGCAGCAAAAGCAAGAGCTAAAGCCGCAGGCAGACCTTATCCTAATTTGGTTGACAATATGGCTATGGCTAAAAAGCGGAGTAAGTAAGTATGGCAACTGCTGCTGTAATGACCTATGACTCCTTAGTGGAGAACATCCAGTCTTATCTGGAGCGTACTGACGCCGCCACTATAGCAAAGATTCCTCTCTTCATCATGTTGGCTGAGCAGATCATTGCTAGCCAAATTAAGTTCCTTGGCAACTTAACGGTCAACACAAGCAATATGGTGCTAGGCAATGGCGTTATTGCCAAGCCTGCACGTTGGCATAAGACTGTGTCAATGAACGTAACTGTAAGCGGCGAGCGCCAACCCGTACTGCTTCGTAAGTATGAGTACCTTCGCAATTACTGGCCAGATTCAACGGCCACTGATGTGCCCCTATACTACTGCGACTACGATTACTCCAACTGGTTGATAGCACCAACCCCAAATGCTAACTACGCGTTTGAGGTACTCTATTATGAACGAGTACAGCCTCTGGATTCATCAAATCAAACCAATTGGTTTACCATTTACGCGCCACAAGCTTTGCTCTACGGGTCCCTTATGCAAGCCATGCCATTCTTAAAGAATGATGAGCGTATGCCAATGTGGCAGCAAAATTATGAATTGATCATGCAAACATTGATGGCTGAAGACAAGCTTCGTATTGCAGATCGTCAAGCCGTAGCGGTGGATTCATGAGCTACGTAAGTCCATTTACTGGCGACGTCATTCAGCCAACGGATGTTAGCTATCGAGCTGTCACGCTTGTTGCTAATACACAGTTAAACTGGCCTTCCAACAGCACAACTAATTCTGATTATGCTGCCCGCATTATGCAGGTGGTTGCAGCTTCTGCCGGATTAAGCATGTATATGCCGCCTGCGGATCAGACATCAGTAGGCAATGATGCGCTAATTCGTAACATTGGCGCCAATACATTTACGGTCAAGGATTATTCAGGCACAAATACCATCGTCTCAGTGGCTGCAGGAGAGTCTAAGTATATCTATATTACGGCTAATCCAACCAGTCAAGGCACCTGGGGCGTAATTGCTTTTGGTACTGGTACATCTAGCGCGGATGCTGCAACATTGGCGGGTTATGGCTTAGTTGCAAGTGGCGCCACACTTAATCAAAGCCATCCTTCAGCTGCGATTACTACAGGCTCTACTTTTGCAACTACAGATAGGGCGCAAACTAGAGTATGGGGAAGCGGCGCAGGTACTGCAACACTTCCGGCCGCAGCAACGCTTGGCAACAATTGGTTTACGTTATTTAAAAATAACGGCACAGGCTCTTTTACAATCTCTTGTACCGGTGCAGAGCTGATTGATGGCAATAGCACCAAGACATTTAATCCTACAGAATCCGCGTTTATTGTTTGTACGGGAACTGCGTATGTAACCATTGGCTATGGCGTAAGCAGCCAATTTGCGTTTACCGCTCTTACAAAGAACGTAACCGGTGGGTCTGTACTGCTTACAAATAATGAAGCTGCAAACAACATTCAAGAATACGTTGGCAATCTAACCAGCAATGTAACTGTAACGTTTCCAGCTGTGGTGAACTTGTATGTAATCTCTAATCAAGTTACTGACAATGGCTTTACGTTCACGGTGACAACTGGGTTAGGCTTTGCAGCAACAATTCCGCCTGGGCAGCAAGCTACCTTGATTTGTGATGGAACTAACTTCCTTAATGCCAATACTACTCAAGCAGGCGCAACGTCCGTTAGTTTGATTGATGGCACAGTAGGCACGCCTTCGCTTAATTTTGCAGCTGAGACAAATACAGGTTTATATCGTGCAGGTGCAGGTGACTTAGGCATATCAGTTTTAGGTACTAAACGCGTAGGCGTAACAGCTACAGGTATAGCAGTAACAGGCTCTGGCACATTTACCACCGGCATTGCTGGAGGTACATTTACATGACCAAAAAAGTTTTTGCCCTTGACACAAAGCCCGGAATTCAGCGTGACGGCACAACTTTTGATGCCGATTGCTACAATGATGGCCGTTGGGTAAGGTTTCAACGCGGTCGTCCACGCAAGATGGGTGGCTACAGAGAGATTGTGAATGACTTGGCAGGTCCAAGCCGTGGCGTTTACTTAAACCCACAGCAAAACTTTAATAACGTATTTAATGGCTATTCCGGTGGATTGCAGGTTTTGCCTATTAGCAACACGGGTACTGGGTCAGGCATTACTGACATGACCTTGTCAGGCTTTACTGCAAATGCAAATAACCTTTGGCAATTTGATACTTTCTTTGATGGCACAGGGTCCAATCAAAACTTATTGCTAGCACACCCCGGTCAAAATCTGGCGTTGATTGACAATAATGTTAACACGCCAGTTTTAGGCGGCGATATTACTGGCACAACGCTGTCGCAGGTTGGCATTTTTACTGCAGTTGCCGCAACAGTTACTAACACTTCAGCCACTATCACAATGGCTGCTACAAACACGCAAATTGGAGCAGGACAATTAGTAACGGGCGCAGGCATTCCTGCTGGCGCAACTGTAGTGTCCATTTCGACCACGACTTTAACTATTTCAGCTCCAGCCACAGCTACTGGCTCAAGCATTACTTTAACTTTTAACAATAACATTTCAGTATCCGGTGGAGTGGTAGCCTTACACCCTTACGTGTTTGTGTATGGCAATAATGGTTTGATTAAGAATTGCTCGGCTGGTAATGTGAATGATTGGGTATCTGCAGATGCTAACGAGGTCTCAGTGGCCACCGGCAAGATTGTCCAAGGGTTACCAGTACGCGGCGGTTCTAATTCACCCTCGGGCCTCTTTTGGAGTTTGGATTCGTTAATTCGTGTGTCTTACATTGGCGGTACAGGCACACCTCCGCAGTTTTGGCGCTATGACTTAATTTCAAGTCAGTCATCTATTTTGTCCAGTCAGTCTGTGATTGAGTATGACGGCGTGTATTACTGGTGCGGTGTTGACCGTTTTTTGCTTTACAACGGCGTTGTGAAAGAAATACCTAATACTTTTAACCAGAACTACTTCTTTGATAACTTAAACTACGAAGCACGTGAAAAAGTTTGGGTAACCAAGGTGCCTCGTTTTGGCGAAATCTGGTGGTTCTACCCTTCAGGTACTGCTACAGAATGCAATAACGCTGTTATTTACAACACACGTGAAAATATATGGTACGACGCAGGTTTTGCATTAGGCGCTCAGCGGTCGGCAGGATACTTCTCACAAGTGTTCCATTACCCAATTGCGTCTGACTGGAATGTTAATGCTACAGGTGGTATCCTAACGGCTACAATTACCAATGCTGGATCTGGGTATACTGATGGCACCTACAACAATCAAGCTTTAACAGGCGGGGCGGGCTCAGGCGCTACAGCCAATATTACTGTAGCCGGCGGTATTGTGACTTCTGTTGTAATCAATGGCCATGGCGTTAACTATGCTGTTGGTAATACGCTATCTGCAAGTATTGCAGGTGGCGCAGGGTTTGTTTTAACAGTCAACACGTTGATGAGCTTTGTTTCGCTGTATCAAAATGAGATTGGAACAGATAAGGTTGTAGGCGCACTTTCCGTTGCCATTGAGTCATACTTTGAAACTAACGACTTGGGGCTTGTTTCGGGTGGGCCTTCACAGCCAAGTCCAATCGGCGAGAACAGATGGTTAAGACTAGAGCGTGTCGAGCCTGACTTTATTCAATCCGGTGATATGGAGTTGTATGTTACGGGCCGCCCGTTTGCGCAGATTGCGGATGAGACAACAGGCCCGTATGTATTTAGTCCTAGCACCGGCAAGATTGACATGCGTGAGCAACGTCGTGAATTACGATTAAAGTTTGTATCAAACGTAGCTGGTGGTACCTATCAAGTAGGTAAAGTCCTGCTAGATGCAGACGTTGGAGATTCAAGACCTTATGGCTAATCCACTTAACGTTGCGCTGGTCTATGACCCTAGGTATCATACCTTTGAGTCATGGGCGTCATTAATGTGTGAGCTTTATGCTACGCAGCAACTATCTATTCCTACAGCCGATACAGACTGGAAAGAGTGGGGCGCAGGTTTAAAAGGCATTGACGTGTTTACCAATGAGGGTATCCCCGGACCGTATCAATTTGATGATTGGCAAGAATGGGCTGAGCAGCTTGTCAACGCAGTTAACCCATCTACGAGCTAAACATGGCAGTAACTAACGCAGATATTCTAGGCTGGCTTAATGCTAACCCCGGTGCCAGTGATGAGCTAATTGCCAAAACAATGCAAGAAGCAGGCGTTTCACCAGCCCAAATGGCGCAAGCAACAGGACTTGGCGTAGAAGAGGTAACTGCAAGATTTGAAGCAGCAGTAGCCCCAGCGTATTTTCAAGCAAACCCAGATGTGGCTGCTGCGTATCAAGATAATTCTTACGGCATGTCTGCAAAAGAATTTTCTGATTACCACTATGACAATTACGGCGCTAATGAGCAACGTGCCGCGCCCGCGGCAGTAAGTGCCCCACCACCAGTTACTACAGTTGAAGACTTGTATAGGCAATACGCTGGTCGTGAAGCTGACCCTGGCGGGTTGGCCTTTTGGAAACAAGGCTTTGGGGATAGTATTGACGCAAATGAAATTGCTAGTTTTCAAAATGCTGTTGCTGAGGCAAGGGCGCAAGGTACAGAACCAGCTGCAACAACACCCGCAGTTACGCAAGGTGCGTTATCTCAAGCAGCACCAGTTACGCAAGCCGCAGCAGTTGAGCCTGACTATGGCTTAACCCCTGAGCAAATAAAAGCTCTAGACGAATGGGCGCTTAACCCAACTTTACCCGCACTGAAGATGGGCAATATCGGTTCAGGCGGGCCACTTTTTTACATTGCTTCAGCAGAAGAGCAAAAGAAAGATGCTGTTATAGAAAAAGTAACGCAGCAGATTCTTTCACAAGGCACTACTGATAAATGGCAAGGCGAAGGTAAAGGTTCTGCGGAAAAGAACGCCGCAGATATGGCCAAGATCTTGGTCGATACCGGCATTACAGACATTAACCAGTTTGGCAAGATTACCACATACGCCCCTGTTCAAGAAATTGCCAAAACGTATGATGGCCAAGTTGTTCGCGCATTCGACTTAGGCGATGGCACAATTCAAAATGCGATATACAAAGGGACTGGTCAATACGATCAAGATGGCAATGAAGTTCAACAACTTGTAGTAGTTCCTCCAACCGCCAAATTAGACACTTTATATGGTAAAGATAATGGTAATGGCGAATTGGAAGCTATTGACCCCTCCAAAGTGGTTGTTAAAGATGGCCAAGCTGTAGTTGCAGCTGGTGAGACTTTTGGAAATAAGCTTACAGGCCAAGCAGTTGCCAATACTTATAGTGAACGTCAAACAGGAAATGCTTTTGGCGGCACCTTTGACGGTAAAGGCAACACCGGCTATCGTGTACAGTTTAACGCAGATGGCTCCCCAATCTTTTATACTACCGGCGCGTCCAGTAGTGACATTGGCAACATTGCCCCAATCTTAGCTATTGCATCATTCATTCCTGGTGTTGCGCCTTTTGCACAAGCCATTAACGCTGCAATCTCCATTAAAAATGGCGATGTATTAGGCGGCTTGGCAAGTCTTGCAGGCGCTGGCGGGTTTACCGATGCAGCATCTGGACTTCGTGTAGCTAGTGCTTTAGACAAAGGCGACATTGGCGGGATAGTAACCTCTTTGGTGAATAATCCAAGCGTAGGCGCTTTGGCCGGCTCTACAATGCTAACGGATACTATTTCCTTGGCGGATGCAGGCAATGCATTGAACGTAGGCATTAACCTTAACAACGGCAATTATGCCGGCGCCTTATCTGCTGCAGGGCAGTTAACAGGCAGCGCTGATGTTAAGACAGCTGGTGCAGCTTTAAATCTTGTTAATGCGCTAAACTCAGGCAATGAGACAGCAATTATCAATGCTGCTGCTGGATTGGCGCAAACAGCAGATGCTGCAAACAACATTACTAAACCTAACGTTGCAACGACATTGGCAAACAATGTCACAACGACAGCTGCAACAACTGCGTTAAACAACCCAGACACAGCATCAGCGGCAACGCAGTTGCTAACTGATCTTAATTCTGCAGGCGCAGCATCTAACCTTGCAACTAAAAACATAGTCTCCAGCATCAATGACAATGTTGGTGCACTAAGCACTATTACTGGTACGCCTAATATTCTTGTTGATGCAGGTAACTACACGGATGAGTTTGGCAACTATGATGCAGCAGTTGCAGCCAACGCCGCGGCAGGTCCTAAGACCACAACGTTTAATGACGCTTATGCTGCTGCGCGTTTAGCTTACGGACCCGGCTCTACGTTTACGTGGAATGGCAAAACATACAGCACAGCCACTGCGGCTGAGCGACCTGATCTTGCAACGCCTGTCGTAGCTGCAGCAACTGACCAATCAAACGCTGAAACACAACGTCTGTTAAATCAAAGTGGGGCATTGGCTGCTGCTAATGCGCCAAATGAAAGCGCAGCTGAGACAAGACGTTTATACGAACAAAACAACGCCTTAGGTTTAGCCAAAGCTACGCAAACTGCAAATGAGACTAAAGCCGTTATTAACTCCATTTTTGGAGAAGGCAGTACAGCAGCTGCAATTGCGCAGCAAGGCTTATCAAATCTTACACAAGCTACAGGACAAATCAATGAATTCCTTGGCGGCACAGCGTCTGCCATTGGTCTTACGGGCCCTGTAAACGCATTAACAAATGCTGGGCAATCAATTACACGTGCAGGTGAGGCATTACAACTTGAGTCTGTTAATCAGGCCAACCAAAATGTTATTCAAGCAGTTAACGACGCTGATGGCTTAGGCAATAAGATTGTTGCAGGCGTAAAAGCTGTTTATAACAATCCGCTATCTCTTAATATGGCTGCCATCGAGGTTATCCAAGAAGGTTTGCCAATTGGCTTAGGTCTTAAGGTACTTAAGTACGCAGGCAAGTTTGCAGCGGTAGGCACTGATGTTGCGTTGAACGCTATGGAATCAGGCGGCGCGGCTTACAATGATAAGTACAGAGAAGCCAAGGCTGCAAATAAGACTGACGCGCAAGCTGATGCTGAAGCCACAACCGCCTTTGAAATTGCTGCCGCTGTTACTGTAGCTACCGGCGGCGTTACAGACATGGCGCTAATCAACAAAGTTAGCGGCGCGCTTAGTAAAGCAACAACTAAAGCAGGTGCTAGCTTTACAAAAGAAGGCACATCCGATCTTATTGAGGCATTTACAACCGATGTTCTTACCGACGTTGCGTTAGGCCGACCAGTAAATATCAATAAGTCTTTGACGCAAGGCGTGATTGAAGGTCTTGTTGCAGGTAAGACTTCATCATCAATTGAAGTCTCAAACATTCAAAAAGTTATTGCTGATACAAATACCACGCTTAATGAAGAACTTAGCAAAGCAGGTATTGCATCCACCAATGGATCAGGCAGAATTGATTCATTAGTAGATGCCTCAACTGGTAAATCTGTAGTAAGTGACGCAGGCGCTCAAACTTTAGCCAATATTGGCGATGCCAATTCAAACTTGAATCTTACAAGTTCTGGTATGCAGTATGCGCAAGAGAATAATATCTCTGTAGCTGAAGTCAATGATAGTATTAACGCATGGTTGGCTGCTAACCCTGACGCCACACAAGCTGAAATTGGCGCTGCCATGGCAGAAGCTGGGTTAACTTTAAGCGACGTTAGCGCGGCAATTGCATCAAAGAATCAAGCAGCAACTACAGTTGCAGACACTGGCGCGCTATCTACTGTTGGCGGTGGTGCCACTACAACAGGAACTGGAGCCTTAAGCACAGTAGGCACAGGGGCTACTACAACCGCAGGCACTGGCGCTAACGTAACGGCAGGTGCAGATACTACTACAACAGCTGGCACAGGCGCACTTACAACAGCTGGTACAGAGGCTACTACAACCGCGGGTACCGGCTCTAATGTAACCGCAGGTGCAGATACTACTACAGCAGCTGGCACAGGAGCCTTAAGCACTGTTGGTACAGGCGCTACTACAACTGCAGGTACAGGCGCCACAGTAACAGCAGGCGCAGACACAAGTGCACAAGTGGCAATTGACGCAGCTTTGGCTGCAGAGGCAAAAGTAAAGGCTGACGCACTTGCAGCAGCCAATGCGCAAGCAGCTGCGGATGCCAAGGCTGCTGCTGATGCTGCGATTGCTACACAAGCTGCCGCTGATGCTGCCACTGCCGCTGCCGTTCAAGCTGCCGCAGATGCTAAAGTTTTAGCCGATGCAACTGCCGCTGCCGCTGCCAAGGCTGCCGCTGATGCCAAGGCTGCTGCGGACGCTGCTGCAGCCGCGGATGCCGCCACTAAAGCCGAGGCCGTTGCTGCTGCTGAAGCTGCTGCCGCTGCCGCTGCCAAAGCTGCTGCTGATGCCAAGGCTGCAGCTGATGCTAAGGTTTTAGCTGACGCTAAAGCTGTTGCTGACGCTAAAGCTGCTGCCGATGCTGCGACTGCTGCGCAAGTGGCTGCTGATGCTAAGGCTGCTGCGGATGCTAAGGTTTTAGCTGATGCTAAAGCTGCTGCGGATGCTAAGGCTGCTGCGGATGCTAAAGCTGCTGCCGACGCTAAGGCTGCTGCTGATGCTAAGGCTGCTGCTGATGCTAAGGCTGCTGCTGATGCTAAAGCTGCTGCCGACGCTAAAGCTGCTGCCGACGCTAAGGCTGCTGCCGACGCTAAGGCTGCAGTTACCCCAGCAGTTACGTCTACAACAAACAATACACTAGCAGCATTGGTTGCAGCTAAGGCTGCCGCTGATGCTAAAGCCGCTGCCGACGCCAAGGCTGCAGCTGACGCTAAAGCCGCTGCCGATGCTAAAGCTGCCGCGGATGCCAATGCTACGGTTTTAACCAACCCGTTGGCAAATCCAACAGTCAACCCAACGGTTAACCCAACAACTAACCCGTTGTCTACGGTTACATCTAACCCAAATGTTAACCCGAACGTTAACCCGAATGTTAACCCGAATGTTAACCCGAATGTTAACCCGAATGTTAACCCAAATGTTAACCCTAACGTTAACCCTAACGTTAACCCAAATGTAAATCCTAACGTTAACCCGAATGTTAACCCGAATGTTAACCCGAATGTAAATCCTAATGTTAACCCGAATGTTAACCCTAACGTTAACCCTAACGTTAACCCTAGTGTTAATACGGATTTGCCAAAATTACCACCTGGTGCATTGCCTGTAGTGCCACCGGTTCCTCCAGTTGTGCCGCCTGTAGTACCACCTGTACCTCCAGTTGTGCCGCCTGTAGTGCCACCTGTTGTGCCGCCTGAAGTTGTGCCTCCAACAGATCCAACTGACCCTACAAAAACTACAGACCCTACAAAAACTACAAAGCTTACAACGCCAACTAAGCAACAGCAACAGTCAGGCGCGCTTGGAGCAGTTACAACGCCAACAAGCACGGGCGCATTGCCCGGGACTTTAACACCAACAATGCTGGCTGGCGCATCAATCAAGGATAATTCTGGAATGACGCAACTCACGCAACTTTACCCGCAACTAGCTAATGTGGACCCAGGACTATTGCAAGTTTTAACAGGCCGCATTAAGCCTAACATGGCAACCGCCGCTGAAACTGAAGAAGGCACCGGTTTTGTTGGCGCCAAGCTTGCAGGCACCCCATCTCCCGGGAACCCAGTGAGCGGCAATGACAACAGCACAATCATCCCTGGGTATAGCACAGGCAGTATGACAGCTGCAGGCTTAAAGTATCTTGGTGGAAGCCCATTGGCAGGATTTGCCCGAGGCGGCCAAGTAGAGCATATTCCCGAGTTCATCACTGGAAAAACCGGCAATTACGTGCAAGGGGCAGGTGATGGCCAGTCAGACAGTATTCCTGCCATGTTGGCAGATGGCGAGTATGTATTTGATGCTGATACGGTTGCAGCATTGGGCAATGGCTCAAATAAGGCTGGTGCCCAAGTTTTGGATAAAATGCGTGAAAGCATAAGAGCACACAAAAGATCAGCCCCTGTTGGTAAAATACCCCCTAAGGCTAAGTCACCCCTGTCATATTTGAAAGGCATGAAATGAGTTTAATGCAAGGTGATCCCCTACCGAATATCACCACGACGCAGAATCAAGTAACATCTGCGCCGTCTTGGTACACCGATTATCTAAGTGACTTAGCAAAAAGCACTACAGCAGGCATTTCAGGTGCTAATTACGCAGGCACACAGCCTTTGCAGACGCAAGCCTTTAATCAAGTCCAGCAAAATGTAGGCAATTACCAGCCTAACTTAACTGCGGCAAGTAATATAGCCACAGGCATAGGGCAGGGTGATGTCACCAAGCGTATTGGTGATTTCATGAATCCCTACACAACACAGGTTGTGGACGCATTAGGCGCACTGGGGCAACGTAATATTCAGCAATTCTTAGCGCCACAGGCCACGGCATCTGCAGTTGGCACTGGCCAATTCGGATCAAAGCGTGGCGCTGAGGTTCTTGGTCAAGCTATCAATACGGGATTAACAAATACGCAGGCTGCGCAATCACAAGCATTACAGCAAGGCTATACAGAAGCATTGCGCGCCGCACAAGCTGAGCAAAATACGCAACTGAACGCAGCGCAGCAACTTGGCACATTAGGTCAACAAACACAAGCTGCAGGGCTGGCGGATGTTAACGCTTTGGCTACACTTGGCGGGCAGCAGCAAACCATTGCGCAGAATGAGCAACTATTCCCGTTGACAGCTGGAAATTTAGGCGCACAAGCATTGCGTGGTTACAACGTACCAACAACAGTTGCCAATACTTACACAGGCCCAATCCCTGGTGCTTACGCCGCGTCGCCATTACAGCAGATTGCAGGTTTAGGTTCTATTATTGGTGGTGTAAGCAATACGCCGTTTGGCAACACCATTGGCAAAGGCATTACAAACTTGTGGAATAACTTTCAACTTGATAGCAAAGTAGGTATGCCTAGTGACATTACACAATTAGAGTGGGAGTCATAATATGGCAACAACAGGCGCATTGCCTTCATCAACACCATTCATGATTGGTGGAGATGAGCAAGCTAAATCAGAATACTTTGATGCTATTCAAAAGACTCTTGCGGCCTTGGAAGCAAGAACGCAACAAGGCCCTAACTTATTTCAAGTTGGCGCAGCTTTGTTAGACCCCGGCCGCACAGGCAGTTTTGGTGAAGCAGCAGGTAGGGCAGCAGGTGTTATTGGCGCGCAACAAGAAAGACAGCGTGAGGCTGAGCTACCTATTGCGCAAATGCGTGCGCAGTTGGCGGGCCAAAAGTATGAAGTAGAGAATCAAGCCAAAGCATTGCAATTACTTTCAGCAACGTTAGGTGTTGCACCAGCTCAGGTTGAGGCTGTTTTGTCAGGCGGCAATGTTACGCCGGATGTTGCAGAAAAGCTTGCTAAGATCTACCCAATGGTTGCGCAATTATCGCCTAAAGTTGGTGAGGTTGTGAAGAACACATTTACCATGAACACCGAGTTAGGTAAATCACAACTTGAGCGTGAAAAGTTTAATGCTGAGCAAGCGCAACGTCAGGTCACTAATGCCACTAAAGACCGTGAACTTGGCATGAATGAAGCTGAACTTCTTGCCAAGTACGGTTCTGGCATTGTGGAACTTATGCCTCTTGGCAAACGCCTTAGTG